CTTGTAAATGTTAAGTTTGCGCCATTTGAAGTAATATTATTAGCAACATATAAATTGTTATTTGACGAGAAGAATTGTAAGTTACTTGTATTACTTAAATACCCTGTTGAGTTAGCAATAATAATCGAATTTGCTAAGTAACCTGAAGCAGTAACTCCGCCGCCACCCGTTGTTGTTATTGCTGTGTTAGTAATAGAAATTACACGACCGTTGGCCGCTAAAGTAATTACTGGAACAATTGTTGAGTTACCGTATACTCCTGCAGGTGATGTTAATGTTGTATAGTCAGTATTGGCTAATGTTTGTAATGAAATAATATTAGCATTGGCACTATTTACATAAGAAAATAATAAAGTTGAATTAGCATTGGCGGTTAATAAACCTCCTGCGGTTACATTTGCTTGATTATATGCAGCTTGACTATAAACTTGATTAGCAGATATCCATGAGTTTTGTGTAACATCAACACCTTGTGTAACTAAAATAGAATTGTAGTTAGAACTTATCCAACTATTCTGTGTAACATCTACACCTTGAATAATACCAATATTAGTGTTAGCATATGAACTAATAGCATTTGCCTGATTATACGATGCTTGGGTATAACTACCTAATTCAATACCGTTAATTGTTGCAGTTGGTGAAAATATTCCACCTGTAGTAATTGCATCATATTTTATATTTGATTCTGCAAAATTAACGGTCGAAGAAGGCTCAGTAGAAACGTTACTGAAAAATGTCCAATTGCCAGTTAAATGATTACGAACTACACCAGTATGTTGATAATTATTATATTGACCACCAATGAAGTGCCCGACAATACCTAGGTCAACTACGTTGGCTGAATTATTGGATGCCAAATAGATAATAGGATCCTGAACACTAACACTATTGGATGAGTATGTTACAAGACTTCCTGCTACATTAACATTACCTGAAACATTTAAACCACCAGAAATTGTTACAGTACCACCAACGGTACCCCCGGTATTAACAAAAGTATTACCTACGTTAGCCGTATTAAAAACGGACTGTATATAAGAATTTTGTGCTAAATCTACACCTTGTATAACTTGAATTTGATTGTTTTGTGCTAAATCTACACCTTGTATAACTTGAATTTGATTGTTTTGTGCTAAATCTACACCTTGTATAACTTGAATTTGATTGTTTTGTGCTAAATCTACACCTTGACTATAATTTATATTAGTATTGGCTGTATTTAATGCATTTTGTAAATAAACCGTATTTGCGCTAGCACTATTTGATTGACTAAATGCCGCACTAATATTAGCATTTTGACTTGATTCAATACCAAATAATATAGAAATGTTAGCATTCGCTGTATTTAATCCAGATTGAATATAGAAAGAATTAGCATTGGCGGTTATTAAACCACCTGCCGTTACGTTTGCCTGATTATAAGCTGCTTGAGTAAACGCTTGATTGGAAGATATCCATGAGTTTTGGGTTGAATCTATACCTTGTGTGTAGATTGTGTTTGATTGTATTGAATTAATTGTATTGGTTACAGAATTCGCTAATCCCTGAAATACAATTCTAGTTAAAGACATTATACACCCTTATTATTTTAATAGTTTCTATGGTATTTATTCTCAACCAATTACTATTATTTTGTTTTCTTTTCTATGTCATCGAATATACTTTTACAGATTTTATCAAGTTCATCTGTTGTAAAAGTCATAGTTCCTTCATTAATTCGGTTTGATAAAGCAGTATCTAATCCGGATATACGAATTGGGCTATACTTCTTTTGACTTAATTTTTCAATAATATTAAAATACTTAGGATAAGATGTGTTTATTGGAAAAGTAGAACCAAAAATTACTGTTCCTGGTGTGTTCAATGCTCTGGCCATATGTTGACCTACTGAATCACAACCAACAAAATAATCACATTCTGAAACCAAAGCCATCCATTGGCGTAAATCACAAGTAAATTTACTTGTAAATACATCTTCTTTTATTTGGTGAGTTGGTTCACCAAAGAAAATTAAATTATACCTTTTAGATAATTTTTCAACAATATACAAATAATCTTTTTGACTTAAACTTCTTGATTCTTCATCATAAATTGTGGTGTTATCTACTTTTGCGCCACGACCAAAAGGTTGAATTATTACCGTTTTTTGTTTATTCGATTTCTCTTTAATTGTTTTAATACTATTTGTTGCTGCTAATTTTTCCAAATTACTTAACTTTAAAATTGGTGGAGTTAAATCTGTATGGTCTTTTGTAATATTAATTTGTTCATCGAATGCTTCAACCATTGAAATTTCTTGCCTAAAATAAGCTGGAACACGATATGGTTCAGGCGTAACAACTTCATCAGCATTTCTAACAATATTATCAAAAAGACCTTTAGTGTCTAATCCATAAACCCTATCTTGCAATTCTGGTATTCCCCACAAAAGAAAATCCCATCCTGCTACTAAAACTGCCCAATCTACCGTTGGATTTAATTTATTAAACTTTAGTAATGCTGGTATTGCTGCAATGATTCTTCCTGCTCCACCATCAATAAAAAATATCTTCTTCATACTACCTCCATATTAAATTCAAATTGTTATCATGTATTTGCTGTGTTAGCCGAAAAATCTGGTATTGGATATGTTATCATCCATGGAAAATTATTCTGTGAAGGAATATCTAACCAAGCTTGGCAAAACGCATCTAATTTATTTATATCTTCTTTTGGGGTCAAACCTAGTCTGACTTCTCTGTTATATTTGTCGTATTTCCATTGAATTGAATTGATGGTTTCAAATCTAGCACGATTAAAAGTTGCTCTCGTTACGTTTAATTTTATTATCTTTTGTTCGTCGGTTAGAGGAGTTAAATTATATTGGTAAATATCTCCTGTTTCCGTACTAACTACAGCAACATTAGCAATATTATCAAAAGTAAAATCTAAAGGTACAGTAATGTGTGTATTACTATTTGAAGAAGGTACAAAATAAGCATCTACAAAAGATACATCATAATCACGCTCAACAAATTCGGATATTACCTGAATATTTGCATTAGGATATTGTTTTGAAAGAATTATAAGGTTTGTGCTGGCCATTTTTATCCTATATTAAAATGAGATTGGTAGAGTGCCCCAACAAGCATTACCACTAAAGGTATTGCCAAAATAAAAATCATTACAACCTGAACTATAAAAAAATCCATTGTAAGAACAAGCAAAAAAACCAAACCCGTTACCGCACATTGTAAAACTTGCCATGGCGACTGGGGGAAAAGAACACGTCACATAACTCGTTGAATCCCATACACACATACAAATAACACATTGTCCACAAAGATAACCACTAGGTGTAAAACCCCCTGTGCTGCAAAATGATAAGTTGCTTACCATTGGAGAGCAACATATCATAGTTGGAGATGTAGAATACCCCCATACACAATTTCCAAAATTGTCTTGTAATTCAATAAAACTATTACAAACAAAACTTCCACCACCTCCACCACCACTTGGTGCAGCACCCCACGTTATTTCATTAGTTGAACAGTTATAATATAATACACTACAACAAGTTATTTTACATCTAATAGGATTTACGTAAAAACCACAACACATTATAGGAAATCCATATGGTGAAGCGTTTAAAACAACACTACATGGACACTGGCAAGAACATCCAGCAGAATAACCTATAGCGATAGAATAACAACCTTGATTACCACAACCAGCATTAACACCAATAGCTATAGAACATCCATTTTGATTATTTTGTCCTGCATTACACCCAATGGCAAGTGATCCGGATTGCTGATAATATTGTCCAGCATTAGAACCAATTGCGATAGAATCATTACATTGGGTATTATATCCTGCTTGACAACCCACAGCAACTGATTGAGAACCTTGACAACAATAACCAGTATAACAACCAATGGCAATCGCTGCGGAATGTTGTTGGCGTCCTCCTGCACAAGATCCAATTGCAACAGAATCATTCAGTTGAGCAATACAACCTGCACCAACACCAATAGATACTGATTGAGAACCTTGGTCTAAACAACCAGCATTAACACCAATAGCAATAGCACAATCTCCACCGTTTCCTTGTGAAATTTGTCCAGCATTTTCACCTATAGCAATAGATGTTATTGATTGACTGGTGAAACCTGAGCATTGGCCAATTGCAATATTTGTTGGACCAAGATTATTATTGATATTACAGATTGTAGACCAGCAAGTTGAAGCTCCACCACCGCCTGTATTTGCTTTATTGTATGCACTTTGTGCTAAATTATTGGCCGCATTAGCTTGATTATATGAACTTTGGGCTAAATTGTTGGCTGAATTAGCTTGATTATATGAATTTTGGGCTAAATTGTTGGCTGAATTAGCTTGATTATATGAACTTTGGGCTAAATTATTTGCTGCGTTTGCTTGATTATATGAACTTTGCGCTAAATTATTTGCTGCGTTTGCTTGATTATATGAACTTTGCGCTAAATTATTTGCTGCGTTTGCTTGGTTGTACCCACTTTGCGCTAAATTATTTGCTGCGTTTGCTTGGTTGTACGCAATAGAGATTGTACTAATTAAATTAGAACCCGATACAATTAAAGTATTAGCGGTAACTATATTTAAACTGGCATTAGCATTTCCATCAATGACTTGTTGACCATTGATACTTAAACCGTTTTTGACTTGAAAATTTTTAGTAATTGACAAGGTTCATTCTCCCCTCGTTGAAATTTGGTATATTTAGTAGATTATAATATTAATGCAGTTCTAATAAATTTAATATCGGTACCAGAATTTACCGGTGATGCTAATAGACTAAAAGTTCCCCCAGCTACCGAAGCATCAAATGTGGCCAAAGAACTGTTTGTATAATATTCACCATATTGAGTTAAGTAAGCATTTGTTCCGTCTTGCAATGCTCTAATTTCTAAAACATGATAACTTGTTCCAGAAGTAATTTGTAATTCATACTTAGCACTTCTGTATGTTGACGTAGAAAAAGTATCAATTGCTGTTTGTGCTGTTCCTGAGAGAGCAATATCACTAGAAATAATATATGCGTTAGTATTAACAGTTAAAGAATTCACTACATTTGAAGAACTACTAGTTGCACTAATAGTTACTACTCCCACACCAGTAGAAGGACTAACTGTTATATTTGTTCCTGCAACAATTTGAGTAACATTACCACCACCGCCACCTCCGCCGCCCCCAGAACCACCACCACTCAATAAAGAAGAAATTTGAATAATTGCAATGTTTGCGCCGGCATAAGGAGGCTCAGTGAAGGATAAAGTACTTCCTGAAATAGTATAAGCATTTTGTAATTGAATAATACCATCAATATTAATCAATGTTGAATTAGCACTTGTTACTGCATTGGGTATTGTAAATACTGTTGTTGTGCCATCACCCCTTATTAAATCGGAGTATGAATTTGCTGTAGTGGTTGTTGGTGCCAAAGCATTGATTGTGATTGTCTTTGACGTAGTACAAGCACTAATTGTAATATTATTGCCAGGAGATATGCTTAAAATATCTGTTGGAGATGTAGCAAGAATTAATGATGAATTGGCATTAATTGTTGCAAAAGAATATGTTGGAGTTCCACTTGATATTGAAGCAATAGAACCATTGGCATTTAAATAATACAACTTACCATCAGCATAGTTGATAGCCAACTCACCATTAGCCAATGCTGAAGGAGCATGACCTGATGATGCTGATTTTTTTAATAGTACAGTTGTATTTGCGATTGTCATTTACTTAAAAACTTCCACCATCCTTGGTTATCATTGAACTTGCTTCTTGAAACGTATCCACCTTTTTTGTTTCAATTTTTGTTACTTTTGCATCATCAATTTTTTTTTGCTTGGTAGGAGTTAATTGTAAAAAATCAATCTTTTCATTTAATTGTTTAATAATAGATTCATAATTATCACAAGTTATTTTGTGTTCTTCACGTTCTTTTATCAATTCATTTCGGAATAAATCTAAATGATTGACTTGGTGTTTAATATTTTCATATTCTTTCATTTTACTATGATAATTTTTTAGTTGTTCTTTCAAAGTATCAATAGTATTTTCTTTTTCATTTAAATTAGCAATCATTACTTGTAATCTTGTAATTTCTTCAGATTGCTCTTTAATAATATCTTCAGAAATTTTAGCATTTGCTTGCAACGATACATTTTTAATAATTGCATCTTGCATTACATTAGTCAAAACATCTACATAAGCATTAATATATTTTTCATTGCTCATTTCAAACTCCTATTATAAAATAATTACAAGGTATTTAGAATGTTCCTCCATCCATTGTTGTAGCCCAAACCGGAACACCAGCATTAGTTACGGTTAAGATTTGATTTGACCATGTTTGATCCGAAGTTCCTGCAGCAGCGGTAACTTGAAGTGGTCCTGTTCCGTTACCGTATGTAATACCATTTGTAGTAAATGATGATACACCAGTACCACCTTGACCAACGGTTAAACCAGAAATTGCTGAACCAGAAATATTGGTCGTTCTACCATAAACATCAACAGAAATTGAAGTGATTGTTGTGTTTGCTGTCTGTGTGAAATTGATTGCACCAGTGTTTGCTAATTGGGCTAAACCACTTGTTCCCGAACCAACAATAATCTGGCCTGAAGTAAACGAAGATTGACCTGTACCACCTTGTGAAACAGTCAGACCTGAAATTGGTTGCCATGAAGCAGCAGTTGTTCTACCAAATCCATCAACAGTTAAACCTGCAAGTGTTGTATTAGTACCGTATGTACCTGTATTTGAATATGTTGAATTAGCTAACGAAACAATACTAGTACCGTTAAAATATGTTATCTGATTATTTGTAAACGAAGAACCGTTTGTACCACCTGAAGAAATTCCTAAAGGAGTGGTTAATGATAACGAACCAGCAGAAATTGAACTAACTGAAGTAATAGTACCATTAGAAGCATCCACACCACCAACTTTGATTACATCATATACTGTATTCGCTTCAGCAAAATTGACTGTTGTGGTAGGTTCAGTAGATACGTTAGAAAATAATTTCCATTTATTGTCATTGTAATCACGAACAAAACCAGTATGTTGATAGTGTGTTGTGTCACCTGAGTGACCAGCACCAATAAAGTGTCCAACTAAACCAATATCAACTAAGTTACCTGTATTATTTGCAGCTAAGTAGATAATTGGGTCAGCAACGTTTAATGTTGAGGTTGAATTATATTGTATAACATTACCAGAAACATTTAAGTTTGTAACACTTAATGTTCCACCAATAGACATATTGTTTGTTGGTAGATTGATATCAGTATTAAATACTTGTGCGCCAATATTTGATGTATTAGTACGAGCGACTGTCGTATCAGTACCAATAGTTACAGTATTTGCTGAAACTGTTGTGGTAATACCTTTACTACCATAATGGTTAAATGTTGTACCACCAGGAATAACGGCACTATTTGTACCATCAGAAATATTAAATGAAGTTGCAATTGTTGATGTTGTAACAGAAGTAATACGACCATTTGCGGTAACTGTAATTACTGGAACAGCTGTCGTGGATCCAAATGTACCTACGTTAGGGTTGATTGTATTTAAAGAAGAACTTAATGCAACAGGTGAACTACCATTAAATGATACGGCGGAAGCAAGAACATCACCAGTGATTGAGAAATTTTGTGGATTAACTAATGTATAGGCATTGGTAGAAGTACCAATTAAATTACCAGAAAAACTTCCAGTAGTATCACGTTTTACTAATGTGGATGCTATGTTTGCAGAAGTTGCTGCATCTAATGTGCTTGTGTAATATGAACCACCAATATTAACAACAGCATTTCCACCAGAAGTACCTAAAAATAAAGTATTTGAAACATAAGAATAAGCAATTTCACCAGATTTTAATGTACCACCTGATGGCACGCCTGTGGTACTTGAACGTCTTACGAGGATACTGGTATTTGAAATGGACATTTGTTAACCTTTTATTTTTTTATGGTTATTATTATTTATTTATTAAAATCTACCACCGTCAACCGTGGCAGTAAATGTTTGATCCACAATAAGATTTCCTGTTATTTCTCCACCTGTAATAGGTAATGAATTGGCAGCCAGAGCATATGCTATGTTAGCTTCATTGTATACAGTATTAATTTGAATTAAAGCGGTGTTAGCTTCGTTATAAGCAGCTTGAGCAAGAATAAGTGCTTGTTGTGCTTCTTGAACAGAAGCTCCAGTAAAAACACTAGTTCCAGAAACTCTTGGTTGTGTACTAGAACCCACACGAACATTGATGACTGACGGTGGATTAACAATTACTTTAGGCATTGTTATCCTTTAAAAATGTGTAATTGTAGTAACAGCTTTGTCTATAAAGACTCTTCCTTCTAAAACTCTTGTAATATTATTTGAAGAATCTTTTAAAAGAACATCATAAAGTAATGTGGTAGGGGGTGTAATAATATTAGAAGTAACAGCAGAATTAGCCGACAAAGTAATTATACCATTATTAGCATCGGTAACTGCAGCAACAAAAGTAATCGTTGCATTTGCTGAATAATAAGAAGCTTTTGCTTGACTTGCTACCAAAAATCCATTTAAATTATATGGATTTCCATAAGAATCATTAAGTGTTATTGTTTCATAATAAGTTGAACCTTGTTCAATGAAAAGGTCTTGATATCCGGACATTACTTATTTCCTTTTTAATATATTTATCTCGGCCTTGAGTTCATTTACTTGTGCAGTTAATTCTTTCACAGATTCAATTAATAAAGCGGTAATGTGTTCATAACGAACTGCTTTACTAGTTTCTTTTGTTTCTATATCTTTAAATTCGTAAACTAATTCTGGTGCTACTTTTTCAACTTCTTGAGCAACAACACCCATCAATCTATCTATTTTACCAATATAGTTATAGGTATAACCATTTAATGTATTTACTTTTGCAAGAGCATTTGGTATTTTAATAAGATTTTCTTTTAATTTGATATCAGAAGGAGAACCATAAGCGGTGATGTTGCCGGCAGTAGTCCAATTACCAGTAGAATCCAAAGCAGCTTTTACGGATCCTACATCATAAGGTGAATTTGTAGTAGAAAAATTAAATGTATAAGAACCATTATCCATGACCATAGTATAATTGTATACGCCGTTTTCAGGATCTTTTACGTCATAGAATGAAATTTTGCCTGCTGAAGAACCACGCATTGCAAACTGAGGAGCTGAACCTGTATCAACATACACTTGAACTTGTCCTGTGTTTATATTAGGAGTTCCAGTTAAATTATTAGCAGTATTGACAGTACCAGAAGAAGTAATATAACCATTTGGATTAGTTGCTGGATAAGCACCGAGATTTGTCAATGCTTGTGATGCTGTCGTAGCACCGGTACCACCATAAGCAACACCAACTGCTGAACCATTCCAAGTTCCTGATGAAATTGTACCTACTGAAGTTAGACTAGAACCTGTAACACCAGAGGCAAGAGAACTACCTGTTAGAGAACCAGCAGGAGCTGAACCTGCTGAAGCAGCAGTACCAGAAGAAGTAATATAACCATTTGGATTACTTGCTGGATAAGCACCGAGATTTGCTAAAGCTTGTGATGCTGTTGTAGCACCAGTACCACCATAAGCAACACCAACTGTTGAACCATTCCAAATTCCTGATGAAATTGTTCCGACAGAGGTTAAACTAGAAGCCGTAACACCAGAAGCGAGGGTAGAACCTGTTAGAGAACCAGCAGGAGCTGAATTTGCTGAAGCAGCAGTACCAGAAGAAGTAATATAACCATTTGGATTACTAGAATTATATGGCGTATAACCAAGAGCCGTTGTTACTTGAGAACTTGTAATACCGGTTATATAACCATTTGGATTAGTTGCTGGATAAGCACCGAGATTTGTCAATGCTTGTGATGCTGTCGTAGCACCGGTACCACCATAAGCAACACCAACTGTTGAACCATTCCAAATTCCTGATGAAATTGTTCCGACAGAGGTTAAACTAGAAGCCGTAACGTTAGCAGAAAGAGAACTACCTGTTAGAGAACCAGCAGGAGCTGAACCACCAATAGATAAGTTAGTTACAGGAGTTAATGAAGCTACTGTAAATGGTGCTGTTCCTGTTGATACTGTTGATGTTATAACACCTGAAGCACTTACAGTACCTACAGAAATATTAGGAGTTCCAGTTAAATTATTAGCAGTATTGACAGTACCAGAAGAAGTAATATAATTACTTGGATTATTTGCTGGATAAGCACCAAGATTTGTCAATGCTTGTGATGCTGTCGTAGCACCAGTACCACCATAAGCAACACCAACTGCTGAACCATTCCAAGTTCCTGATGTAATTGTACCTACTGAAGTTAGACTAGAACCTGTAACACCAGAGGCAAGAGAACTACCTGTTAGAGAACCAGCAGGAGCCGAACCAGTAATACTAGAAGATAGTGTAAAGTTTGAATTAGCAAAAGTACTTACAAAAGATGTTGTTGCCAACATAGTGTTTGCTGTACCAACAGGTGCAGTAGGACCAAAAACAGCACCAGTAAATGTTGTGCCAGATTTTAATGCAGCAATTGATGTTAATCCGTCAACGGCTAACTGAATTGTATTTGCTGTTGCCCCGATTGTTCCGTTAACTGTATATGCAATGTTGTTTGCGTAGTATGGATTAGAAATATATCCATCGACCTCAAGTATTACGTTAGCAGTTGATGGAGGTGAAGAAATAAACGTAACAATACCTACACCACCAGTATTACCACTAGTTTCATTGTAATCAACAGTTCTAATTTTTCTACTACCATTGACATAAACCTTAAGTTGGTCAGCACCTGGAACATATACAGGTGAAGAATAAGAAAGTCCTGTACCATTTGCAACATAAGTTGTCAATGAAGAACTAATTGTTGTACCTGGTGTAGCACCGCCGCCTCCGCCACCAGTACCTCCTGCTGCCCAATAGTATGAACCTACACCACCTGTAACCAAAACGTAACCAGCTTGTTCTCCAGTTGGCAATAAATTAGTTAATGCTTGTGTAGAAGTTGTGGCACCCGTACCACCTTGAGTAATTGGTAAGGCAGTTGACAATGTTAAACTAGAAAAAGTTGGGCTAGCAGTTGTTCTTAAATCTTGTGGTGTAGCGATTGATAAACTGCTACCTGAACCTGTAACTGTTACACCGTTTGTGCTACTAAAAGAAATTATACCTGAAGTTGGAGTTGCTGTACCTGTTGTTCCTGTGAAAGCATTTGCTGACGTATTAGCACGATTATAAGATGATTGTGTAAATGCATTAACGTTTGCCACATTTGAACTAATACTTGCATTTATTGAAACTACGTTACTATTAATACTTGAACTTAAATTATTTACTGAAGTAGTAATAAAATTATTTAAAGCATTTGCTGTGTTTGCAGAAGCAACAGATGTTGTGCTTGTGGATAAAGCATTATCTACTATATACTCATTAGTTAATATTCTATAATAATTTGAATTATTAACATCTAGGATATCCCAATATTGATTTGATTCACTCCAACGAATTGCAGCGTTAGGACCAGGACTTCTATAAGCTCCAAACGATACAGGCCCAGCACTTTGAACAGGTGTACTAGCACTTAAAACAAATGTTGTTGAATTATAGACAGTTGAACCGTTAATTGTAAAATTACCACCAACACTCACACCACTACCAAAGATTGCTGATCCGGCTTTTATAACACCATCAGGTGTCCATGTATTTGATCCGGATGTTCCTGATATAGAAAGATTACCTGTTATAGTATTACTTGCTGTTATCGAATTATTCGAAATAATATAACTAGCAATTGCTGCACCAGTAGTAATTGTGTTTGCTGCACTAATACTATTGTTTGATTTTATATTACTACCAATAATATATGATGCTGCAACAACTGAAGAAGCATTAACAGAAACAGTATTAATACTTGCATTTGCTTGTAATGTATTAGTATATGATGTTCCAGTAACACTTAAAGTTGCCGTATTAACACTTGTATTAGCTTGTACTGCACCAGAATATGCTGTGTTTGTAACAAAAGATACAGAAGTATTTGTGTAAGAATTAGCTTGTAAATTATTTACATAAGCTGGTCCTGTTACAGTTAATGTTGCTGTATTAACGATTGTATTAGCCTGTACTGCACCAGAGTAAGAAGTATTGGTAACAAAAGATACAGATGTATTTGTATATGAATTAGCCTGAACCGCATTTGTATATGATGTTCCAGTAACACTTAAAGTTGCCGTATTAACACTTGTATTAGCTTGTACTGCACCAGAATATGCTGTGTTTGTAACAAAAGATACAGAAGTATTTGTGTATGAATTCGCTTGTAAATTATTAGTAAATGTTGAACCAGTTACAGATAATGTAGCCGTATTAACACCAGAATTAGCCTGTACTGCACCAGAGTAAGAAGTATTGGTAACAAAAGATACAGATGTATTTGTATATGAATTAGCCTGAACCGCATTTGTATATGATGTTCCTGTTACCGATAATGTGGCTGTATTGATACTAGAGTTAGCTTGTACTGCATTAGAATAAGAAGTATTAGTAACAAAAGATACCGATGTATTTGTGTATGAATTCGCTTGTAAATTATTAGTAAATGTTGAACCAGTTACAGATAATGTAGCCGTATTAACACCAGAATTAGCCTGTAAAGTATTAACATAAGAAGAACCAGTTACAGATAAAGTGGCAGTATTGATAGAACTGTTGGCTTGAACTGTATTGATGTAAATAGGACCAGTAACACTTAATGTAGCTGTATTAATACTAGAGTTAGCCTGTACGCTGTTTACATATATTGGGCCAGTTACAGATAAAGTCGCTGTATTAATACTTGCATTTGCTTGTAATGTATTAACATAACTTGAACCTGTTACGGATAATGTAGCGGTATTAACAGAACTATTTGCTTGTAATGTGTTTACATAACTTGCACCTGTTACGGATAATGTAGCAGTATTAACAGAACCGTTTGCCTGTAATGTATTAGTAAATGTATTACCACTAGCATTCAATGTAATTGTATTGATAGAACTATTTGCTTGTAGTGTATTGGTAAATGTATTACCTGTTACAGTTAAAGTTGCTGTGTTAACGCTAGAATTAGCTTGAACTGTATTTACATAACTTCCACCAGTCACACTTAATGTGGCAGTATTAATACTAGCGTTAGCTTGTAATGTATTAACATAACCTGCACCAGTTACAGATAATGTTGCTGTATTGATACTGGCGTTAGCTTGAAGTGTGTTTACATAACTTGAGCCAGTAACAGATAACGTAGCGGTATTAACGCTAGAATTGGCTTGAAGTGTATTGGTAAATGTGTTGCCAGTAACAGATAGTGTGGCGGTATTAATACTTGCGTTTGCTTGTAATGCATTAGTATATGAATTACCAACAACACTTAAATTTTGATTTATAGTTGTATTATTGCTTACAAATAATGTATTACTTAAATTTGTTGGACCAGATACACTTAAATTACCTGTAATAGCTCCAAATCCACCGATTGTGGTGTTACCAACAACAATTGTATTATTAGAAACATATAAACCTGTACCACTCGCACTGGCGTATATTGTGCCATTTGAAATTAATTGGCCTGAATTAATTAAACCAATTTGTGTATTTTGAAAATATACTTGACCATATTTAACAGTCAAATTATTATCAATGTTTATAAAAGAACCTGCACCAATAACTTGAAATTGACTTCCGTAAACTGTTGTACCACCAGTAGATAATAAAGTTGTTCCTGTTAGAGGAACATAACCTGTTGGGTTACTACCAAGTGAAAAATAACCTGTTGGTTTTTGCCAATTACCATATCCAATTGAATCAACTTCATTCACTAATGAGTTAGTTGTGACAACCCAATCGCCAAATGTATTAGCATAACTAAGTGATGTAACGGTATTTGCCATTGTAAACCTTTATTTTTCTAATAGTTTTAGCAACAAAGATTTGATTTCTTTAACATCTTCTTTGACGCTGTTAATTTCTTCTCTGACATTATTTATTTCTTCTTTTTGGCTTCTTATCATACGAACTTTATTTTGATATTCAGTTTTTTCTTTAACGTCCATATTGATTAGAGCCATTGTGTTTGTATCTCTCACAAAATTAGTACCAGTAACTTTAACTAAAGCCATTATACACCTGTTCCTGGAGGTAATGCGATAGCTCTTAAGCTTGATACAAATGGAACATTCGTACTATCACTTGTTGCTAGAACTACTTTAATAGCAAATTGATTGAATGAATTAAATGTTTGACCGTTTGAATTGATATAAGATACTTGATTGTTAGCGGCATTACTAGAGAATATACCTGGTGCATATTCATATTCAATCAAATTACTTCTTGATGTTGAGTATGCCGTAAAGTTACTTACGCAAGTCATTAACTGCCAGTTGCCTGAATCAAATGAAGTTGTATCATGTGAATTTAAGATTTTGTAATACACATAAATGCTTGAACCTAATGGTTGGTAAGCATCTAAGTAAACTCTTAAATCGCCTGAATCATTTCCTGGTGCCAACACAACTTTCTTAGTAAAGTATTTAGCATAAGAATTACCACCAGTAGAACCTGTTTCACCATGAACTACGATAGAAGCATTTGCATTACCACTTCTTGTTGTTGGGTCAGAAATAGTGATTGTTGGATTTGTTAAGTAACCTGCACCTGGAGAAACAGTATATACTGAAGTAATTGCACCGTTAGCATTAGCAGTAAATCCAAGAACAGGATAACTAGAACCTACATCAGGATTTGAAATACTAATTGTGGCCGTAGCTACATTATAACCTAAACCAGCATTGTTGATTGATATAACACTATTGCTAATACCCATGTTGTTAATAATATAACGAACAGAATATAAAGAAACTCCATCATCAGAAATAATAGGGCTTACATTTGTATCCGTTGTAGACATACTAGCATATAATGCAAATGAACTATTTGATGATGCTAATAAAACACGTTCACCGTTACCGTCATTCAAATACACATGGTCAGACATTGGAGTACCTAAAGTACCCGGTGTAATTGTTGTTGGTGATGTTAATACATTACCATTTTTCAATGTTGATGTGTATGTGTAATTGATTGCTGTCGCTGTAGGAGTAAAATCAGTTGTAGAAACATTGATTGCATCAACAGGTCTATCTGATGAATAGTTACCAAATACATTCAATACCGTATTTGCATCAAGTTTGTGTCGAATATCTTGATTACCAATTTTTCTATACGGTACACCTTGGGGTACAACAAAAGAAACAGAAGATGTTCCTGTTTGGAATACACATTGGTCAATTACAAACATTAAATCGGATGTTTGGTCTGCTGTCCAAGTTATAGAATTTTGTGATTCAAACAAAGCACCAATATAAGGTGCTGAACCAATCTTAGTTGGATTATTGGGATTAGCACTAGTTGGTAATGCTTTAGCTGTAGAAGGTACAGCAATTTGATTTTGTGTTGCGTAGTATAAATTGTAATCAGGTGAACTTGTTTTAACTATGAAAGCATAGAGAACGCCTGGTTGAATGTATACTGGAGCCTGGAACATAAATTCAGTATATGTTGTTGGATCCAAATAATGAGGAGTTACTGAAGTAACAACTTGATTGGCTTGTAATGTAACTGTTGAATAACTCAATGCAGCACCACTTGGATATCCGTTAACTGTTGGAACGATTGCAACCGTAATTGGAATATTTGAGGATGGTTTAGATTCAAAGAATAATTTAAGTGAATTTAAAAATACACCGTTAGGATAATTATCTTTAGACACCATAAATGTTTGAGCTACAGGATCATATGGTGAATATGTGTTAATTGTGCTAACGAGTTGATTAGCAATTTGATTTACTTGTGTAAATGTCTGTGAAGAAGAATCAACTGATGGTGCAAAATCTAAATGTTGTGATTGTGTTGATAAACCTGATGCTGTGAATGTTGCTTCAGCATATGTTGTTGCTGTATTAGGTTGTGTTACAACAGTTCTGTTATCAATACGAAATACTCTGCTACCAGTTTGAAATGTTGTTGATGGAACATTAAAGATACCTACAAAATTGCCATTTTCATCCGTAGATAATTTCATAGGTTTACCATTGGTGATAGCACTAGAAATATTTGTTTGAACCCCTCTAATGGTATAATGAGAATTTACATCACCAAAAGTATTATTAATTCCTAAAGAAATATTAACTGGTTTGTCAAGAGTTGCAATGTGTGTTGTGCCATTATAAGCAGTAATATTTGCTGTATAATTATATTGGCTAGAATATGTTAAAGTTGTCATTTATTTTTCCAATCTCAATTATTTATAGAGATTATTCCAAGATTTCTCTGATTGCTCTTTAGTTACAAACATTCCTGTAACACCCATCAATGTAATCCAAAATAAACTATTTGGTATAGATAATAAATTAAATTGTTTACCCATTAACATATTAGTTGCATTTTTAAATGACCAATTAACATAACCTTTTGCTTTAGTTTTCAATAATGGAATAGCAACTTTAGGAGCAATTATGTGATAACCACGGTGTAATCTTTCACCTAAGAAATTCTTATCTAAAACTTTAACAGCCCAAGAATTTAATCGTTTATAATGTGACTCAGACATATCACCAGAGTTTGCCATAACAGTAGCAACAACACAACAACCTCCCCCACCGCCACCGCCATCGCCGCCACCACCGCCGCCACCACCAGATGGAGCAGGAGGTGGTGGAACATATGTAGCTGCCACACTTACACCATAAACATATTGAGATGTAATCGTTATTTGTGAACCTTGATAATAATTTGTTGTTGATGATGCATTTGGTCCAAGATAAACTTGTGTAGCACCAGTAAAATAAGCTCCGCCACCATACATGATTGTTTGAGTACCAGCATTAGAATAAATTATTCCTGGAGGAGTTAATGAAGAAAATACAATATTGCCAGAAGAATCTTGAATTGTCATCGCAAATGCTGATTCTGTTGTGCCAGAACTTGATGCTGACCAACTAATAGTTACTGATGAACCTGCTGCAACAAAAGTAGTTGTGCTCACAGAACTTGAACTAGAACTCGAAGCAATTGTTGTACCATTCTGTTGAACTGTTGCAGTGCCTGAACTTGATACCATTATAGTGTAAGTTGCACCAGATACTAAAGTTACAGGGAAACTTGCTGAATAACTTGTACTATTGTTTGGATCACCCCAAATACCATATTGATTTAAGAATGTACAATAACCTTGTGTTGTTGGTGTCAAGTATATGTTGGCTGGAGTTGTACTAGCTGTTGTTGTATAACTTCCTCCTACACCAGAAATTTCTCCTGACATACTAATATTGACGATAGAACCTGCCGGTACTGTACCTATAGCAGTAGAAGAATTAGCAATATAATTTCCGTTAGAATCAAATTTTCCATTTTGTAGTGTTGTTGAACCTACAGAATTTGGAGCGTTAACTATATCACCAACATATAAACGAGATTGTGTACCATTTGGATAGTTATATACTTGAATAACACGAGCAATTGGATAGAAATTATTAGAGATATAAAAACCAACAATATCGCCTGCATTGAATGTACCAGTTACACTTGTTAACTCAATTGTATTAGGTGATGTAATATACTGATTAACAATAGTACCATCAAAAGCTGCCGTAATTGGAGTATTCACCAATAAACCAGAAGCAGAAACAATAATTTGTTGTGGTCTAATATAAGGTAAAATTGAAACATTTGTCAAATAACCGTTATTTACATTAAACGTAGATGATACCGGATTATATGCAGATGATGTTACATTTTGTAATTGGTTTGTATAAGTAGAAGTGGATGTTTGTGTATAACCAACATAACCAAATGGGCTTGGATTAATACCATGACCAATAACAGAAACAGAACTTGAAATTGTACTTGTTGTTCCCGGTATTGTTTGGAAGTCACCAGAGTTAGTTAGGTTTACACCACCTGATGCTTGATAAACTTGCATCGTTGGGTCAGTTATCAGAATTGGAGGCGCTTGTGTATTGTCTACCCAATTATCCATTGGAGGATTTAATAGAGCGACACCTTGTTGAATACTAACAGAAAATGGATTTACCGATACAGTAGAACTTGCCAAAGGTTGAACAATTACATTTGCAGTTGTGTATGGTAAAGTAAAGATATTTGTTATGGTACCTTGAATACTATTAATTGCATAAGTGTTTGTTGCCGAACCACCAGTTATTGTACCTAATGAATTTAATACGATAGGATTTTGTAATTGGAAATTATTAACAACTTGTAATGCTGTCATGTAATTATTTCTAATATTAATATTAGCGGCATAATCAGCATTACCTGTATCAGCAGTAGCAAAAGATGAAAAATCATCTACTAAAATACCATAATTTGGTCTTGTTACACCATTGTTATCGGTAATTTGTTTTGCTGCAGCAGTTGATTCTAAGATACTCAATGATGTATAATATTCTAAATTATTAACACGTGTTTCTAAATCAGAAATATCAGATTTTGCCCAACGCTTATGTAATACTTTATTGATAGACAAGTTTGGTGTTGTGCCAGGAGGATTTTCACCTGGAACATAAGCAGTATATGGATCCAAAATCAAATTAGCCAACAATAATGATCCACTAGGTTGTGCAGGTAAAGAAGGTGCTACTGAAGCAGTACCTTGAATGATTTGAAAACTCTTATCTTTAGTTAATACTAATAAGTCTTGGCGACCCAAATAATAATAATAGTTACTTGTATAGTTACTTAAATTCTGTGGTATTAAAATACCAGTATCACCTGTTGATGACCAAGTTTGAGAATATTCCCAAATATAAGCTGTTTGACCGTTTGCTCTTGATGGTCTAAAATCAATACAATCAGATAACTTATAGATTGTACCATCAGTTGCTTTGTAGGTAGGAATTTGTGCGTAAGCTTCAGGTGAAGTTGATACGCCACCGTAAGTTGAACCTGACGATTGATAAGATTGAATACTAAAATAACCATCACCAGAAGAAGCTTGAGTATGTGAATAATAATTATACACTACAAGCAAATTACCTTTTGGTAAAGGTGCACCAGGTATTAAAGAGATATTACCAAAATCATAATGGCTATCTCTTTGACCATTATCTAAAGTATAATAGTTGGTAACATTTGTATAATTACTTAAAGCACCTGTTGGTGTAGTAGACGGGCTTCCAGAATCATAAATTCCAACTAACTGTTTAATATCTGTTACATATAAAGGTATCAATGAACCTGAAACGACAGATGTGTTAGGAATTAATGTTTGACCCTTTGTCAAATCAATCGAAGTACCTGTTGAACCAACAGATGACAATGAACTACTTACAAAAGAATTATTACCTGAAATTAAGTTTTTAGATTTTAAAACAAAGTTAGCGCCATCTGCATTAGATACCTGTACGGTAGCAATTACATCAACAGTCTGACCAGAATAAGCTGAAGCTTGAATTGTTGCTGTTGTGTGGTCAGAAGAAATAGTAATTGTATTACCTGCTGAACTAAAGTCTAAAATATTACCAGTTGTTGTATTGATAATAATAAAATTTTGTAATGCTGCTGAAGCGGATAATAATCCCGTTCCTTCAAATCTGAGCGGGTTACTAGAATTGCCTGATGTGGCAGATAATGTTAATGTACCAGCACCACTAAATGTTTTGGCACGATACACTCTTGTTGAAAAGTAACTAGAATTTGCAATTTGTGCTACGTAAGGATAACCAACAGGGAAAATTAATTCAGGTGAACCTGTATTATAAAATATTGTTCCGCCTGTTACAATACCATTTGTTTTACCTTGTGCCACATTGATGTCAGCATTAGCGGTCAAAGCATACGACCCGTTTACCTGTACAATCGAATTAACATTTGTTGGATTAAATGTTAATGTAAATGCTGTAGATGTTGTTGGTGTAATTGTAAAAGGTTGATTTACAGTTATAACTTTTGTAGAACCTGAATATGAAACAATTGTTCTAGCGTCAACAACACCGTTTGTTATTGCAGTAATACTAATACCGTAGTAAGCGTTTGCTACAGTAGAGAATTGGTCTGTTGGGTCATTAATTGTAATTGTTGATGCTGTTCCTGAAGCTACATTACCTGATAATGTATTGAGTGATACATCAGAAACGTAAGCATTATAGATGTAAGATTTGGTGTTTGAACCTGTACCTGTTACATAACTTAAATTACGAATAAATGCTGTACCAACTTTTGTTGAATTATATGTTACTGTATTTGAAGAAGTAATTTGATTGGCAAACACACAATGTAAATCAACTGAAGGCATAATACCAGTATCAAATACATTATTCATATTGCTGATAGTAAAATAATTACCGTAATCCATATAAACGGCATTATTATTAATTGTATTTACTGATTGTGCTCTGTTACTTGTTAAAGTTACTTGTGACTGATTGTCAATACGATAACCATGAACATAAGCAATACCTTTAGAAATACTTAAATTATAATAAGAATTACCAGATGCACTAGATGAAGGAGTTAATTTGAAATCATTAACAATATAATCACCATTTGTTTCATAATCACGCTTAGCAAAGTAATCATCAATCGTAGAGTAAACAGTACCATCTACTTGTTTAACTATCTGACCGCCATCAATTCTCAATAATTCAATAAATTTAGAATCGTTACCTAATGTTAAAGGTAAAGTTGTTAGTGTAAGTGTAACCACATATCTATCGGCACCAGGTGCTTGGTAATTAGAGGCACCAATTGCTGGATCCAATAATGAAGAATCATTAATGTAATCATAAATTGTTTCAGTAATTTGTAAACCAACACGATAAGACGGTGAGTTATTGTATTTGTTTAAAATAATTGTTTGTGGATTAACTTGTACAAAGTTACCAATTGAATAATTTGTATAAGTTCCATCAGCATTTTGTGTTGATGATTGAGAATATCCGTTAACAACATAAAAAACACCAGATGAAATAGATGCTGTAGAAGATAATCCAGTAGACGGATTACCTGTTGTAGATGTAACAACTGAAGCAATAAAATTAGAACCATCAATTGGAGTAATTATAGAACCATCAAAAAATTGTGGTCCTGAGATATATGTAACAATTAAAGTTGGACTATCACCACCAATAACACCTTCAGAAGTAGCAATAACTTTGGCAAGAATTGTTCCTGTCGCATCTTGAATTGTTTTATTTAAAAAGTTACCAGCAGAAATAGTTGCTCCTGCATAAGTGTAATTTAATCTAATATAGAAACAATTTAAATTTGTTGTTACTTTACCGCCAGATACAGGAGTATTTTGAGTAAAAATGTTTGAAGCAAAGTTACTAATTTGATTTTGTAAAATAGTCTGTGACTGAGTTAGTTCACGTGCTTGTACAGCATAACCTGGCTTAAAGAGAATTCGATGAAAGTTTTTTGTAGGATCAAAATCATCAAAATACGGGCTTACATTAAAATTTAGTGCCATTTTTTACCTTTAATATCCTAATACAAATTTAAATTGTTCTATACCGTCAGAACTTCTTTGAACTGCTGACCTATTTTCTATGTAGGCCAAATATCCTGATGGTAGAAGAATTGTTGGAGATTGAGCCAACAATAAAGTTCTTGCTGTGCCTGAAGTATTTCCAATTAATAATTCATTAATTACTGGAGTACCTGTTATATTTATTAACGTAAGTACATTATTTAAACTATCAAAACTCAAAACTGTTCCAACATAAGTTGCTGTTGAAAATGAAGGATTAGTAACTGAACTACTTTGAAAAACTAATTCATCTGAAATATATCCACCATCTACACCTGGTGATAACTGTATGTGTGTGTATGCAGCATATATTGCACCATTGGCAGGATTTGGATAAGTATCTGAACCTACAGGATTAATTACCAAACCTACTTGACGATATTCAATGTTGGTTGGAATAACATTATTTAAATCTGCACCATTAAATTCAGCACTATACATAACATGATTACATCCTAACTCAGATATAGGATCAAAACCATGACCACCAACAGGGCTGATTGGCGCAATCGATGTTGCACCTGTACCTGATGTGGATGTTATT